TAGTAATTAATTCACTAGGTTTTAAAAAGAAAGAATCCCAATCGACTTTTCTCATATTAGTTTCTAATGTGTATTCTTGAGTTCCAGTATTTGTAGTTTTAGTTTGGGTTGTATGTAACAATGGAATCTCACCTGCTTCATTGTAAATATCATGAATTGATTTATTTACAAAATCTTTTACAGCAGTTTGAATACCTCTACTAGAACTAAAATTAGCTGAAGTTAATTCAGTTTCATTTAATTCTCTAAGAGTTCTATTAGTTAAAGTTAAATATGTTGTAGCCAATGTATTATCCTGTTGTATTAATCAAGGGGGGATTGCTCCCCCCAAGATGTATTAGCTATTAGCTAAATGTAACTGTTTGTGAGTCTGTGTCAGCGTCTGATCCACCTTTATCAAGTGAAATCATAGTTGCCCATACTCTAACTTTTGCATTAATTGCACCAGTACCAACTGTGATTCTGATAGCATCAGCAGAACTGTTTGCAAAAGGTGCAGCTAAAATAGCCATTTGGCCAGCAGCAGCTACAGTTGCAGCAGCTACATATTGGTCAGCATCTGCACTATCACCTAATGCGATTGTTCCACTGTTTCCAGCAGAGTCAGCAGTTAATACATCAACGCCTGCAGCAAGTACCATTGTGTTTGCTGGAATAGCAATAACATCAAAAGTATCAGTAGCAGCGTTAGTTGTAGAAGAGAAATCTACAACTTCTGATGCGATTCTTACAGTATCACTAGATGCTTTGATCTGAGTGTTTGTATTTGAACTATCATAAGCAGTCATAATTTATTTTCTCCTACTATTAACCGATTGTTATAACACCAGAGTATACAGCGTCATCTCTTAAAATTTTTCTTCCGAAAACGTGTAATCCTCTTACGATGTCAGCGAATGAATCAGGGTCTCTGATTAATTCTGTTTTTGCAATGTGGTTAGCTGTAGCTACAGCAGACATATGTCCATATAAGAATGCATATTCGTTTGCACCTGATGAACCAAATGTCTTGTTAGCATCGCTTCCGCCAGATACAGCAATTGCGTTAGTCATGTACATGTTAAAACCAAATAACGGTTTGTCAGTGACCATACCGTTTCTGATTTGTGATGAACCGCTTTCGCCTAATACTGATTGGTCAGAAAGTTTAGCACCAGCTTTTCTTAATTGTTGAAAGAAAGCAGGCGGTGCTACTAACCATCTATTTTCTTCTGGTACGTCATTACCATCAAGAACTGTTTTAGCAGCTGAAACTACATCTGCTAAAGTATCTACAGCAGCATCACCATCAATTGGTGAACCATCAGTACCTGTGTTACCAGCTGATGTTGCAGCATTGTCGTAGATGTGCTTCAACACGTTGAAGTCATAGTTTCTTTTTAATGAGTATGCACCTGAAGAGGTTGCAAGAGCTTCAAAGTTTACATGAGATTGTCTTTCTTCAATGTCATCTACTTTAAAAGCAAAGTATGAACCTTGATCAACTGTCATAGTGATTTGGTCATCAGCTAAGTCTTGTGTAGAAACAGCTGTACCTCTTGCATAATCTGCAACAGTGATTGTAGGCTCTTTTATTATTTTAACAGTATCGCCAAAATTTTCAATTTCTCCAGCGTAATCAGTGTTAGTAATATCTTCTACCACTGATGCTCTTCTGAAGAATTTTTGAACCTTCTGACTAAAAATTTGTGGAGTGAAATTACCTGAAGGTAAGTTTCCGTATCCACCAGCACTTCCAAAAGCCATGGTTGTACCCTCCTTAGTTTAGTTTAGTTGATTGTTTAACTTTGTTCAATCCTACCTTCTAAACGAGCAAGGTCAATATCCTTTTCGTGTTTCTCAAATTCATGAGGTTTCATTTTAGATATTTCACTTACAGTCCAAACTTTCTTTTTAGGAATATCAGATTCAGTACTTTTCTTAGTTTTAGAAATTGCTTTAGCAGCTTCTTTTTTAACATCCTTTTCTTCTTTCTTAGATAACTTACTAATGCCACGATCCATTTTATATAAATCAATAGCTCTAGCAGCTAACTTAGAATTGGAAGTATTTTCATACAACCAACTTTGAATAGTAGGATCTTGATTTCCAGCCCATTCATGAAAATCATCTTGTTGACGAAGATCATTAAAATCTGGGTGAAGTTTAAGAAGTTCTACTTCAGCTTTTTCTCTAGCAATTTGTTCCTGTTGCTTTTGCAAGTTTTGATATTTTTCTTCAACATCTTTTGCTCTAGCATCAGCCTTTGTCATGGCAATTGTTTCTACCATGTCATAGACATCTGGATACTCCTTTTTCCAAGATTCTAATTCCTCTTTAGATTTAGGAGGTGTAAATTGCTGAGTACTTGATTCTAATTGTGTCCGTAAAGAAGAAAGTTCTTCCTTATGTTTTTGAATAGTAGAATCATAGTGTCTTTTCAAATCGTCATAACGTTTCTTAAAGACACGGTCTTCAGCGTTAGCAGGGCGTTCAGCGATAGGAGTAGCCTGATTATCTGTTTGATCTGCAGTCTCTTCAGATGCATCGGTGTCCTTCTGTTCGGTTGCTGCGGTTGCTTGTTTGTCTCTTTGTTCCTGATGATATTTAGATAATTTACCTGTTAGAAACGCTTTTGTTTCTTCATCATCCTCACCTCTATCTTTATGATATGGGTTTGCATTTGGTACACTAACTTTTTTCTCTTCAGTTTCAGAGACTCTGTTTTCTTCTTCCATTATTTTTACCTATTGGTTGAGTGCCTTATGGATAAGGGTAGCTCGATTCCATAATTTTTGTGGGCTGAATTAGACTTGTTCAGTATCTATTGCTGTATACTCGTCTTCTTCAGGTGGCACAGGTTGTTGATCCATCTCTTGACTAGATGCAAGATCAGCTATAAAACTTTCTACAGCTTGAGCTTCATCTACTCCACCATATCTTTTAGTTGCAAATGTTTTTACAACTGAGACAGGTAGAACTACATTCTCTTCTGCACTAGTAAATTGATCCACAAGTGGACTAAGTTCTGGTGCTAGTTTTTTAAGAACGCTTGCAACAGATGGAGCTAACACTGTATCTAATACAATTTTATCTTCATCTGTTAGAGATTGAATTTTGTTTTGTAAATCTTCTGATGGCATCTGTTGTGGCACAGTTTGTGACCTTTGTGCAACTTGTTCAGGTTTAATTCTTTTTGGCTTCATAGACTCTGGTACTTTCATTTTACTCATATCTGGAGCTTTAGGAGTAAATGGTTGTTTATCTAATAGTCCAGTTGTACTAACTTTATTTCCTGATTCAATTGCCATTATAAATGCCTATTACGTTTAGTATTTAATAAATTATAATTCTTATCACTTACAAAATTTCCTATTAACCAACATAAAGGTTCACCAATACCTGCATAGATTCTACCTAATAAATCAAATTTACCTTGATTCATTCTCCATGCAATATCATTTGCTCTGTGTTGTGCAAGGTGTTTCCAAACTTTTCTATAAGTTTTAAATTTTTTAATATGTCTTACAGTTGGGATTGCCCAAGCTAAATATCCTTTAAGATGTTTTTTACTTAAATGTCTGTAAGTAAATCTAATATCTCTAACTAAATCAGCTGTAGATAATTCACCACTTTTATTTAATTCTGTGCAGATAACACGGCCTCCACCGCCGCCTCCGCCTCCGCCGCCTCCAGTAGCTGTACTTCCACCACTAGTTCCTGGTTTAGTTGTACCTTTAACTGGTGCAGCTTTTTTAGCAGCTTTGTAATCTCTAGCTTGGTCTTTCATTTTTTCAGTTTTAGCAACAAATCCTGTTGGGTCATTGTCTTTAGTATAACCTTTTCTTTTTGCTGTTGCTTCTCTAGTTGCAATTCTTTTATCGCCAGCTTTTTCTAAATTACCAAACTTAGAAGTTCTATTCATACCTGCATATAAATCTGTTGCAGGATTACCTGCTATTCTTTGGCCATCTGTGCTACCACCTCTAACATTAAAATAACTATTATTAAAAGCAACAGCTCCTGCTGACTCACCAACTGGTTTTCCTATAGCTTTAGCAAGCTGAATAACAGGGCCACTAGTTAATGCAGTACCAACACTATCTGCTAAAGTTTTTAAACCTGTACTAACTTTTTTAAGTGCAGTTGGTTCTGGTTCTATATCTGCTCTTGCTACTGTACCTATATCAGCTTCTACATCTGCATCAGCAACTGTTGTTTTACTTGGAATTGTACCACTAGCAAAGTCTGCTTCTTTTGCAATTCTTGTAGCAGATGGTTCTACTTTTTTAATACCTAACATTGCTTCGTCAGAAGTCATAGCTGCTTTATCTGTACCAGTTGCACCAACAACTTCAGCACCAGTTATAGCTCTAATAGATTTTGGATTACCATCACCTATATATACACCATCTTTATAAACTTTACCATCAGTTCCTACTCTAAGAGTTTTAGGATTACCTTTACCTATAAGAACACCACCTTTGTATAAATTATTATCACTATCTACAGTAATAGATTTTGGATTTATTTTTTCATCAGCAGGCTGTATTTTTGTAGGATCAAATCTTGTTCTAAATTTTTCTGATTCTGATCTATATTGAGGAGTCATAACACCAGACATTTGATCCATGCTACCTCCTCTATCACCTAACATTGCAGGTCTTTGTAATTCTTGTAATTGTTCAGCGTAAGTTTTAACAGGTTTTTCTTCACCTATAAATGAACTAGTTATTTGTGGATCAATCTTAGCAGCTTCATCAGCAAGGTCAGATTGTTTTAGCATACCGCCTGTATAATCTATTGTACTATCTCCACCAACTTTAAATGCTTCTGCAGTTTGTTCTTTTAAATCTTCATAAGGTTTAGAAGTATCAGTTGTATCAGTTGTATCAGTTGTATCTTCAGTAGTTATAGTGGGTATAGTTAAACTTTTGACAGGAGTAAATCCTACTTTTTTATATGAGTATTTACCAGTTGCAGGATCTTGGACTAATTCAAAAGTCCCTCCACCTATTCTATTTACATCAAAAGTTGTTGCCATATTATTCCTTATTGCGTTTGTTCGCTTCCTTCAGGTTGAGTATTTGCCGCACTAAAGCCAGCTTCCCCTGGCATCGGTACACTTCCCGTTCCGATGTTGCCACCTCCAGCTCCCGATACATCTGTTGCTGAAGCTCCTGGAGGTACTTCTCCAGTTGGCCCCATTTGACTTTGTCCTCTAGCAGAGGCAGTATTGTTTTGATTTCCATTTGCCATCCCCATTATTTGTGCATAGATCGCAGCTTTTTCTGGATCATTAATTAATTGATCTGGATCTATATCTAAAGACTTAGCAATCTCTCTTAAGCAAGTATGCCATCTTACAAATGGTGCAAGTGCAGGATTAGATGCAGTTTGCATAAATGTAATTAGTCTTTGTGATCTAACTTCTTTTTGCATTAGAGAAGAAGTTCCTTGTGCTTTAACTTCCAGATCACCTTTTATATTTGGAGACTCTTCATTAAATTGCATGTTCCAATGATATAAAGATTCTCCTAGGGGCTTTAATAAATAATCGTCAATATTTTTAATAACTGTTTTAATACTTAATGCTGCAGCACCCATCAACATAGACATACCTGATGCAGTTCTAGTTGTAGATTGTACACCTGTTGCACCATGTGAGTATGATGGAATACCAGTTGATTCATCTGCTAGTTGTCTGAACTTATCAAACATTTGTAAATTTTCTTGTGCAGTATTTGGAAACTTAAGACCATGTACTGCTTGACCTGTTTGACCACTTTGTCTTCTAAATATTTTACCAGGAAATACTTTCATGTCTTGTCCTGGAACTAGCATTGTTTCATCAACATCAAATACTAAGTTACCTGCTAATGCTAAGTTATCAATAGCCATTCTAGCATGACCATTCATAACCATTTGTGAGTCTTCCATATTTTCTGGAATACCAATTCCAAAAAATTGATATGGATTTAATTCATATGGACATACTAAGTATGGTAATCTTTTTGGTGAAAATGGATTTTCTACCATTCTTAAAACTTTATTACCACATATCCATGCATTAATATGAACTACTTCTGAATCTGTTTCATAATACAAACCACATTCGTCAGCAAATTTTTTATCAACAACACCCCAGTATTCTAATACTTCAAATCTATTTTTATAAATACTTGTAATGTTTTCTCTATCGTATAAAGAAGATTCAAATCCTCTTGTCTGATAATTAGGCCCCATCTCTAAACATTCTTGTACAGCTTCTCTATTAAACATTGGTTTTTCACCTAGATCTTCTAATTGCTGTCTATTAAATGAGTGCCTTTGAATTACATAATCACAATCATTAATATTTGTAGCATTTGGATCTGGATAAAAATCCCAACAAGATACAGCTTCAATAGATGGTATAGCTTTAGTTTTTGATATTTGAACTTTGTTTATATTACCATCTTCATCTTCTGATGTATCATAACTATGATATGTTTTAGAATCTGTAAATGGGCCTTTTAAAATACCTGTGCCTAGTAATGCCATTTCAAAAAATACATGACGCATAATTGTAATAGCTTTAATTTCTTCTAGTTGGTCATGAATTAATTTTTCCATAGCTTCAGCTGCTAATTTAGCAGGCTCTATCTGTGGAGTACCAGTACTAGAAGGGCCTTCTTCAAAATTTAAATTTTCATATTCTTGTGCTAAGTTTCTCATTAAATCCGTAGCAGTAGCACCAGGAGGAATACCTTTGCCATCGCCTGCATAACCATAGGGATCCATATCTTCTGGAACTTCTGGTTGTTGCTCTTGTGGATTTTTTAAATGAGCTCTTTCTGCAATACCTTCAGGAACTGATGTTGGATTAATTCCTAAAGGAAATTTATTTTGTGAAAATAGTACTTCGATAATTTGACCGAATGAAGCAAGTACTTTTGTTTTAGTTATTTTAACAAATACTCTAGACTTTTCAGAATCTCTAAAAGCCATTTCTGGCCCATATAATCCTCTATAGTTTCTATACGCTTTCAACCATCTTTTCTCATCATATATTTTTGATGTTTCAGATTCTTGAAACTTAGAACGTATATGTCCTACAAGAGCATTACCTTCTACTTCGTAACTTCCGTTTTTATCTTTACTATCTTCCATTTACTATTAGTAATCTTTTTGGTCTGCCATTCTAAAAATTGATGGATCTACTTTTGATTTAGATTTTCCTTTTTTATCTTTACCATCACCAGCCATATCACCTTGTTTGATTTTCATATTTGGATTAATTTCCAATTTATCATTAGGTCTTTTAGCTACATCTGGTGCAAGTTCTCCATGCATGTATCTTTTCATCATTGCTTTTCTCCTATTATTAATAATCTTTTTGATCTGCCATTGTAAATAAACTGTCCTGGATATGCTCTGAACCTGACTTAGTTGGAACATTATTGTCCGCTAAGTATTTTATAGATTGATATTTTCCTGGAGCATGTTTACTAAAATCAATATTTTGTGATTCTCTGTTTGGTTGTTTGCCATCAGCAGCTTCACTTAATTGACCTTGTTTTACTTTAGCCTTTGGGTCGAATTTTGCTTCCATCGTTTCCTCCTGTTATATTTTTAACTTTTTAATTTTGAGTATATTTTTAGTAGGAATCACTGTATGACCACCACCTTGTTTAACTTCTTTGTTATTTAATTCAAAATTAAAATCTGACATTAAGATAGTTACTTGTTCATCGTGTCTCATTAACCATCCCACCGTACAACAAATAGCTGTTGTAGATTTTTTTATATCTGGTATATCTACCCAAGAAGCATCACTAACAATATCTTCCCAGTAAGCAATTACCAAATCATATGGAAATATTTTTTTATTAAGCTCTGGAAGTTTTCTTTTTGACATTCTTAAGTTTTCCAGTTTTTTCCATAGCATAAAAAACAGACTGGCCTTTTTTCTTGCCATATTGTTTTTGCATTGCTTGTTTAATCTTTTGTCCTTTGGGATTCAAAGGCATTATAATATTTTTCCTTTATTAATTCCTTCTTTAACAACATACTTACGTGTACCATTAGCATTTTTATCTACTGATTTTTTTAAGTATCTAAATGCTAACATTTCTTTAGCACGTCTTGTTGCATCTTGAAAATAAACTTGTACCTTATTGTGTATTCTATTCATAATTAATATCCAAATTTTTTATCTGCAGCATTAAACTCTGTACTGAAGATTGGTTTAAAACGTTGTGCGTATTTAGGGTGCATTGGTCTACTCATACATCCATAACGTAATGCATCGTATGCGTGATCTTCTGCATTCGTATCTACATCTTCGGGGTTTTTATTATCTACAGGTAATGTACTAATTGTTCTAATTAAATTTCTGCAGTTATTAAAAACTCTAAGACCTGGTTCTTTACCATTCATTGAAAATCTTTTATGAATTTCAAGTTTACCACTAATTCTACTTTTAGGTGATCTATCAGATTGTCTCCAACGACATCCTTGTTGTATCATTGTCTCTGCAATGCTTGGGCCTACATCACCTCTTTTAGCCCATGTACTAGAGTCTAGTACTCCATATTGAATATATTCTCCAGATTCTAATTCTATAACTTTTCTTGCGAAAACATCTGCCGTAATTTTGGAAGTATATAACTCTCTATAGACCCACAAATTATTATTGTAATCAACAGCAAACCATAAAACACAAGCAGGAGAACTATAACCCCAGTCAGCAGCACGAAACCTATACCATCCTTTAGGAATTTCAAAAGGTTCGACCACATGGACTGATTTACTAAATTCTGGAAAGGCTGAATCTTCATAAGCGTCCCAATCTCCATCTAAGAATTGTTTACGTTGAGTTTCAGGTAAAGATGCAAGCATAGCATAATAGTCATCTGTTTGCATCAGATAAGGATTGTCTTGTAACTTTGCAGGAATAAATCTACGTGTGATAGTTTTTACTCCGACAGGTGTGTCTATTTTTATATCAAATGCAGTGTTTGGTTCTGCAGGGTCTACAAACATTTCTTTAACCCATTGTGATCCAATGTTACCTGGGTTGCCTGTAGCTCTTAAATAAACAGGTATGTCCTTATCTACTGATCTTAAAGAAGATCTTAAAAAATTATATATATCTGGCGAAGGATATTGTGGAAGTTCGTCTATTCCTATCCATGTGTATGATTGACCTTGGTAACGTAAAACGTCTGTCATGTTCTCTGCGTAACCAAACTCGATCTTTGCTCCCGAGGGAAATCGCCATTCTTTTTCTTGTTCTCTCCATTTTGCTCCTGGATATGCCTTTGAGTATAATAGTTGAGACTTACTAATTAAGTCTCGTAACTCTGGCATTGTCCTCCTTATTAGCAGTGCTCTGTGGTGAGCTTTTGAACAATATCGAAGTGGATCTACTAGCATGGCATAAGACTTGCCTCCACCTCTTGCTCCACCGTAAAATACTTCTCTTTCCGAAGCTGCAAGAAATTGTGTCTGTGGGCCACCATTGGGCTTGAAGATTACATCTTGCGATTTTACATGCTCTTGTATTGTCTTAGGAGCACTATCTATTACATCTTCTGTAAGAAGTTGTGTGTCTTTTCCGTCTAACGCTTTGTTAATTGTTAACAGTTTA